CAACATGGGTGGCGGTCCTTCGGTGACTGCGGGTGGTCCTGTGGTCCCGATGGCGGAGGTTTCGGCGGAGGTTCCTGGTGAGGAGCTTGGTGGGTCGCGGTTCGTGCCGGCGATACCGAGGAACGAGTGATGGCGCGGGAGGAGCGGCGGGCCGGGCCGGGGCGGTATGGGGAGATTGACGAGCTCCAGGCGTGGCTTCTGGAGGACGAGCTCCGTCTCCTGGGTCTTCCGGAGGCGTTTCCGACGGTGGTGTTGCGGGAGCGGTGGCGTTTCCGGGAGGCGGTTCTGGACGGGGCCGCGCGTGGATGGTGACGTCGGTGAACTACACGCCGCCGCCGACGGGCCGCCGGTTCATGTTCGACGACGGTCAGGTGCGTGTCCTGATGGGGCCTGTGGGGAGTGGGAAGAGTGTGACGTGCTGTTTCGAGATGGTGCGTCGCGCGGCGCTGCAGCCGGTCCAGCGTGATGGGGTCCGGCGGAGCCGTTGGGCGGTGGTCCGGCAGACGACGCGGCAGCTGAACGACACGACGATACGGACGTGGCTTGACTGGTTTCCGGACGGGATCGCGGGACACATGAAGCGGACGCCCCCGAAGGAGTTCGTGATGCGTGTCGGGGACGTTGAGCTTGAGCTGATGTTCCGTGGTCTTGACCATCCGGATGACGTCGCGAACCTGAACTCGCTGGAGCTGACGGGGGCGTGGTTCAACGAGTGCCGTGACATAAGGCCGGAGCTTGTTGACGCGATGCGCAAGCGCGTGGGGCGGTATCCGAGCAAGGCGGACGGGGGTTCGGCGTGGCATGGGATCATCGGTGACACGAACCCTCCGACGGTGGGGTCGTGGTGGTGGGCGATGATGGAGGGTGTTGACCCGGACAATCCGGCGGTGGTGCAGGAGAACGGGTGGTCGGTGTACAAGCAGCCGAGCGGGCTGTCTCCGGAGGCGGAGAACGTGGAGAACCTTCCTGAGGGGTATTACGACGTCTCGGGCCTGAGCCAGGACTACATCCGGGTGTTCATCAGGGGGGAGTACGGGCGGTCGCTTGGGGGCCGTCCGGTGTGGGAGGCGTTCCGTCCGGAGTGGCATGTGGCGCGGGAGCGTCTTTCGGTTCCGGGGTGGGGGTCCGCGCCGGTGATCGTTGGGATGGATCTGGGGCTGACTCCGGCGGCGGTGTTCTGCGGGCTTGACCCGCGCGGGCGGATGCTGGTGTATGACGAGTGCGCGGCGTTCAGCATGGGGCTGCAGCGGTTTGTGCGGACCTTGCTCAAGCCCTTGATCGTGCGTCGTTTTCCGGGCCGTCCGATCATCGTGTCGGTTGATCCCGCCGCGCGGCAGCGGTCGCAGAACGACGAGCGGTCGGCGATGGACATCCTTCTCCGGGAGGGTCTGAAGGCGGTTGTGGCTCCGTCGAACACGGTGACGGACAGGGTGAACGCGGTGGATGATTTCCTGACGCGGCATGTTGACGGGGACCCGGCGTTCCTGGTCGATCCGGGGTGCGTGCGGCTGAAGGCGGCGATGATGGGGGGGTATTCCTACAAGCTGGGGCGCGAGGGGGTGATCGACAAGAACCGTCACTCGCACATCGCGGACGCGCTCCAGTACGCGGCGCTGCACGTGAACAGGCCGGTGCGCGGCGGCATGGTGGGGCACCGGCGCGAGATCCAGAGGGTGAGCGCCCTGGGGTGGACGTGACGGTGCGCTGTCCGGTGTGTGGCGACGACGCGGCGCCTCCCGGCCACCACATGGTCACCCCGGACAATGTGGCGACTGGCCTGCTTGCCTGGACCGGCGTGTGCGGCGCGTGCCACGACGAGTGGGCGGCCCAGGGCTGGGACGGGCTGTGCGGGGAGGACCTGACACGGGACCGCATCCGGTCCCAGCTTCCCGGGGCGCGGGTGCGGCACGCGGTCAACGTCCTGAAGGGTGTGGTTGACATCGCGTGACCGGGGCTGTAGGAGGGGTACGCGATTTTTCCTTCGCTTTGGTGGGGCGGGTGCCGGGTTTCGCGGTCCGGTTGTTGGGCGGCACCCGCCTTGACTCGCGGCGCGGCGGCGCGTAACCCGCTCCCATGGCACTGGTCAGCATACAGACCTCGCGTCAGATACTGGAGCGTGAGGACCGGGAGCGCAAGGAGCGCGAGGCGCTGCGGCCGCCCGCCGAGCGCCAGGTGCTTGACCGTCTGCAGGGGTATGTGCGGACGTGCTGGGACGCGGCGTGGAGCGGCAAGCAGGAGATCGAGCGGTCGATGCTGGAGAGCCTGCGGCAGCGCAACGGCGAGTACGCGCCGTCGCAGAGGGCTCAGATCGAGCAGTTCGGCGGGTCCGACATCTACATGCGGCTGACGGAGACCAAGTGCCGGGCGGCGGAGAGCTGGCTGCGCGACATCCTGCTTGACACGACGGAGCCGCCGTGGGGGCTGAAGCCGACACCCGAGCCGGAGCTTCCGCCGGACGTGGTGGCGCTGGCGGAGTCGGTCGCCGGGGCGCGGGTGCTGCAGTTCGTGCAGGGCATGGGGATAAGTCCGGGTCCGGAGGGCATCGCCAGGATCCGGGACATCGCGCTTGAGGAGGCGCGGGACGAGCGGGAGGCCGAGGCGCGGGACCGGGCCGAGCGGATGCGGCTGCGCATCAGTGACCAGTTCGCCGAGGGCGGCTGGGAGAACGCGTTCAACGCGTTCCTGACCGACCTGTGCACCTTTCCGTGCGCGTTCCTGAAGGGGCCGGTGGTGCGGCGGTCGCGCACGCTGCGCTGGGAGATGGGCCAGGACGGGACCGCGGTGCCGGTGCCGGGCGAGGTGACACGCCCCGAGTACGAGCGGGTGTCCCCGTTCGACATATACCCGGAGCCCGGGGTGAGTGACCTTGACGAGGGCTACATCATCCAGCTGCACAGGCTGACGCGGCGCGAGCTGTCGGACATGGTGGGCCTGCCCGGGTATGACGAGGCGGCCGTGAAGGCCGTGCTGGCCATGGGGCCCACGGCGTCCTGGCTTCCGCAGATACACCAGTCGGAGCGCAAGCACCTGGAGCGCAAGGACTCCTATTACCACAGGCCGGACATGCTGTTCGACATGGTGGAGTTCTGGGGGTCGGTGTCCGGGCGGATGCTGATCGAGTGGGGGTTCCAGGGAGAGGTCGAGAGCCACGTCGAGTACGACGTGACGGTGCTGATGGTCGGGCCGATGGTGGTCAAGGCGTCGCTCAACGCGGACCCCCTTGGGCAGAAGCCGTACGTCAAGACGTCGTTCATCAAGATCCCCGGGGCGTTCTGGGGGCGGTCGCTCCCCGAGACGATCAGGGACGCGGCGAGCGTGTGCAACGCGGCGGCGCGGTCCCTGGTGAACAACATGGCGATCGCGTCGGGTCCGCAGGTGGAGGTCAACATCGACCGGGTGCCGGTGCAGGAGCGCCTGACCCAGATCCACCCGTGGAAGGTCTGGCAGGTCAACCAGGACCCGTTCGGGACGCCCGCCCCGGCGGTGCGCTTCGAGCAGCCGAACGACAACAGCTCCGCGCTGATGAACGTGTACACCTCGTTCTCGCGGCTGGCCGACGACCACTCGGGCATACCCGCCTACATCTACGGCGACCTGAACGTGCAGGGGGCGGGACGCACGGCGTCCGGTCTCAGCATGCTCATGGGCGCGGCCGGCAAGGGCATCCGGCAGGTGGTGCTGCACATCGACCACGACGTCATCAAGCCGATCGTGCAGCGGCAGTTCACATGGAACATGCGGTTCGACCCGGACCCGTCGATCAAGGGCGACCTGGAGGTCGTGGCGCGCGGCGCCGTCAACATCGCGGCGTCGGAGAGCATGAACGTGCGGCGCGTGGAGTTCCTGGCGCAGACGCTCAACCCGGTCGACATCGAGATCATGGGCGCCGAGGGACGCGCCACGCTCCTGCGCAAGGTCGTCAAGGGCCTGGAGATGCCCGCCGACGAGGTGATCCCGTCACGTGACAAGCTCAGGATACAGGGCGACCTCACCGCGCTCGCCATGGGATCGGGCCAGCAGGCGGGCGTTCCGCCACAGGGTCCGGTGCAGGCGGTGGAGGGCCAGCAGGCGGGCGGCCGTGATTCGACGACCGTGCCGAGAGGGGGCGTCACATGAACGGGATGGCCAACGGGCGCGTGCCGCACGGGGCGTTCAGGGTCGAGAGCGCGCAGCCCTATGATCCGCACGAGGAGCTGCGGCGCGACCTTGACCACATCAGGCGCAACGCGGGGGCTTTCATCAAGCATATCAGGCGGATGCGTGAGGTGAGCTACGACGTGCTGAAGAACGGGGACCCTGCCGTGCTGGGCCGCGCGCAGGGCCGCGTCGCCGTGCTCGACGAGCTCATCGCCATGATCGAGAGCCGCCAGGGCTAGGGGGGTTGCGCCACATCATGTGCGGTGATAGCGTGCGCGTGCGACATAGCAGGTGCAGTCGCGACAGCCGCATACCATGAAAGGAGCGGACCCCATGGCCAAGACACCCCAGACGCAGCAGCAGACACAGACGCAGCAGACCTCGAGCGCACCGGATCCGTCCGCGCAGGGATCGGACAAGCCTCAGGATGACGGTGACCTCCAGCACAAGTATGACACCCTTCAGGGCATGTTCAACGCGAAGAACGCCGAGCATAACCAGCTCAGGGAGCAGATGCGGGAGGCGGGCGAGCGTACGCAGCGGCTTGAGGCTGTACTGGCCACGATGAACGAGAAGACCGCGCGGATGGACGAGCGGCTGAAACAGGCCGACGAGCGTCCGCGGGAGCAGCGGCTCACCAGTGAGGTTCTTGAGAACGTGGACGAGGGCACCAGGAAGTACATGGAAGCCTTCGCGCACGACCACATAGCGCCGATCCAGCAGCGCGCCGACCGCGCGGTGCAGGAGGCGGGAACGCTCCGCCAGGAGCTTGTCAAGAGCAACACGGAGCAGCAGCGGATCATGCAGCAGAACCAGGCGCTCAGGGAGCAGATCTATTACGGCACCCTGTCGTCGCGGATTCCCGACTGGCAGAAGGTCAACCAGGATCCGGCGTTCACCGCATGGCTGCAGGAGGCGGACCCGTTCAGTGGCCGCCAGCGGCAGGAGGTGCTGAACGCCGCGCATACGGCGGGTGACGCCGATGCGGTGGCCAACATCTTCCAGTCGTTCGCGCAGCATTCCGCGCCGCAGGTCCAGCAGCCCCAGGGTCTCCCGGGGCCGCAGCAGTCTTCCCAGCCATCGCCCCAAACCCAGATCGCGAATCCGGGCTACACGCCGCGCGGCGGCGCCCCGGTGCAGGATCTGAACCAGCAGATCGCTCCGCCAAGAGGGCGGACGACGCCAATCCCTGCCAACGCCGACGCCGATCCCAACGCTGAGATATGGACCCCCGCGATGGCCCGGGCGCTTTACGACGATAAGGTTGCCGGGCGCATATCCCTGGAGGATTTCAAGATCGCCGAGGGCAAGCTGTTCGAGGCGCAGGCCCAGGGCAGGATCCAAGCATGAGGCCATAGATGGCACCTGTATATCCCGTCGGAACCGGCCATCCCGTCTATTCCGGTAACTTCATACCGGAAATCTGGAGCGGGAAGCTGATCGAGAATTTCTACGACACCACGGTCCTGGGGGCGATCGCCAACACGGACTACGAGGGCGACATCGCCAACATGGGCGATACCGTCCACATACGGACCACTCCCAAGGTCACGATCCGGAGCTACGTGAAGGGCCAGTCGCTTGAGACCGAGCGTCCCGACTCCCCTCCGATCGAGCTCCTGATCGACCAGGGTGAGTACTTCAGCTGTGTGATCGACGACATCGACACCAAGCAGATGGACCTCGCCATGATGAACGAGTGGGGCATGGACGCCTCCAAGGAGATGGCGATCCACATCGACACCAAGGTCCTTGCCGGCATGCTTCCCGACATCGGCAGGTTCAACAAGGGCGCGAACGCCGGGCGCATATCCGCGAACTACAACATGGGGACGGCAAGCTCGCCCCGGGTCATCAACGCGATCGACAACAGCTACGGCAACGCCGACGACGCGACGTCGTTCCTGATCGACGTATGCTCGGTCCTTGAGGAGGCGAACGCCCCGATGGACAAGTGGATCGTGATCCCGAGCGCCCTGGCGAACATGCTCAAGAAGGGTGACATCCGCCGGGCGGACATCACCGGCGACGGGTCCAACACCCTGCGCAACGGCATGATCGGCAGCATTGACGGGCTGACCATCTACGTTTCGCACCTGCTCGCCAGCTCCGGCACCGGCAACAACAAGATCTACGATGTCGTCGCCGGGCACAGGATGGGCCTGACGTTCGCGTCGCAGCTCACCAAGACAGAGACCCTGCGGTCGGAGAAGACGTTCGGTGACGTGCTCCGCGGCCTGCAGGTCTACGGTTACAAAGTCGTGAAACCCGAGGCTCTCCTGCACGCCAAGATCCAGGTCAGCCAGGCCGCGCCGTCGTAAGGAGACCAGAACATGGCAACCTATGCAGACGGGATCGGATACGGTCGCCCCGCGGCCAATCCTCCCACCTCCGTTCCGGAGGACCACCGTAACCGTTTTGGCATCCTTGAGGTGCTGTTCGACTTCGATGAGGTCGTGCGGGCCCGGGCGGCGAGGGACGGCGTTCCGGCGCTTGCCGTCGGCGACAAGATCGACCTTTACCGTTTTCCCGGGCCGTCCCTGATCTTGGGCACCTCCGCCTATGTCGAGAGGGCCGCGACCAACTCCGGGAACGCGACGTTCGACCTTGGCACGGCCGCGGACGAGGACGTCTACGTGGACGGGGCGAACGCCAAGACCGCCGGGGGCGTGACGCTCCAGAGCGGGGCGGCGGCCCAGTCCATCGTGGGCAACAACACCGGGCCGGTCAGGCTGACGCTCCTGGGCAACCTGCCCACCAGCCTCCAGATCCGGGTCGCGACCGCGTTCGTGCTGCTGCGCAACCCGTATGTCCGTAAGGAAACCTACGGCTGATGGCGCGCCGGTTCCTGCGGAAGGTCGGTGATATCGAGCCGATCAAGGAGTACGAGGCGGGGCGGTTCGGCGACGAGCACCTCGCGGCCCGCGGGGACGTGGAGATCATCGACGAGTTCCAGCTGCCCTCACCAGCTGGCTGCCTGCCCGGGGGCGTCCCGACGTCCCGACGTCCCCGGGTCGACCTCACGACGGACATGGATCAGGTCCGCCTGGGTCCCGCGGTCGATCCGGCCATAGCGGAGGCGGAGACGGACAGCGTGGCGCGGATCCCCGCGATCCTGCGCAACCGGCATCTCGCCCGTACGGCGGCCTACATCCCGCCACAGGGAGCGATCCCCGAGAACCTGGGCAGGTAGGGCGCCGCGATGGCGGTCTCTGTCAGCAAGGTGATCGCGGAGGTCCGGGACTACGTTCAGGACACCGAACAGCCATACCGCTACAGCGACGCGGACATGCTCCTGTATGTCAACGACGGGCTGCAGCAGATGGCCGTTCTGCGGCCGGACCTGTTCACCCGTGAGGCGACCATCACGCTTGCCGCCGATGCGTCGGTGCGCGTGCCTGCGGCAGACGCCGACAGGGTGGTGCGGATCATGGAGCTTGAGCAGGCCGAGGGGTCCGACGGGGTGACCGTGACGCCGGTCGAGGTGATGAAGACGGACATGGACCGCTGCGCCCCCGGCTGGCGCAACATGCCCCGGGGCGTGTGCCGCCAGTGGATGCGCGATCCCCGGGTGCCGAAGGACTTCCTGGTGTATCCGCCCCCGGCGGCCCAGACGGTCAGGGCGATCTACGCGGTCGAGCCGCAGCGGATCACCTCCGCGACGGACACCCTCCCTGGCCTGCCGGACGTCTATCAGGCGGCGCTTGTGGCCTGCTGTGTCTACTTGGCCAGCTCGGTGGACGCCGAGCACGTGGCGAGCGGGCGGGCCGAGCGGTTCAGGACCGCGTTCCGGGAGGCGATGGGCGCCAGCGTCGAGGGACGCCTTGTCACCGACAGTCCGGACGCCGGAGAGGGCGTGATCGAGGCGGCGGCGCGAAGCTGATGAGGGAGTTCGGGTTCAGGATACGCACATGCGACGGGCAGGTGGCCAATGTGCGGCACAGGGCGTTTGACCTGAAGGACGCGCTCATGGCCCTGGCCAAGGTCAAGAAGGGCCTTGCGGGCCGCATGACGTCGGTGCTGGTGACGGGCGAGTGGGGGAACGAGGGCTACTGGACGTGTGACAGGGGGTGGCTGTGGCCCAGTTCCTGACGCTCGTGCCGGAGGTGCTCTCGGTGGCGGACATGGTGCCGGAGCCGCTTGTCATCGGCCAGCTGCGCGTCGTGGCCGACGAGGTGTGCCGCAAGACCGAGGTGTGGAAAAGCACCGTGGAGGTCACGACCGTTGAGGGACGGCTGGACTACGCGCTCCCCGACGTGGCCGGTGATCCGGGCACCGTGCAGGAGACGGGCATCCCATACAGACTGCACCAGGCGTCGTTCGAGGCGACCCAGCTGCGGCTGGCGACGGCGCTCCAGATCGCCGGGTGGAAGCCCGACTGGAAGAACCCCGGGGAACAGTTCAGGGGTACGCCACTCTACGCGGTCCAGGGCATCACGGCCCAGACGGTGACGCTCTACCCCGCGCCGAACGGGAACGAGGCGGACAAGACGGCGCGGTTCACGGTGTCGGTCATTCCCGTCATGGGGGCGATGGGCCTTCCGGCGGCGGTCATGGGGGAGGTGGACGACACGCTGGTGCACGGGTGCCTGCAGAGGCTCCTGGCCATGCCGCGCCGCCCCTGGAGCAACAGGGCGTCATCGCAGTATTACGCGGAACAGTACCGTTTCAAGCGGAACGCGGTGCGGGTGCGCGCGTCCCATGACTTCACGCACGGCCCGCTGGTTGCGCAGCTGCGCCCGTGGGTATAGGGAGATCACGTTATGGCTGTTGATGTCGAGAACGACAACCTTATCGAGGCGCAGGGGTTCTATTCCAGCGTGACCATGGAGAGCGGGGACGTGATCTACGTCCAGCCGATCACGGGCGGGTCACCGTCCGGCAGCGTGTTCGGGCATGTGTGGGGCGTCATCGCGGCACGGAACGTCGACGTTCACTGGACGCTGGCGGCGGTGCCGGTGGCGGCTGACTGGTTTGACCATATCGACAGCCCGGTCCCGGCGCGGGGCATGGGTCTGCCGCTCACCTACAACGGTGTCGAGTTCTACCGGATCACCGCCAAGGGAAGCATAACGGTATACATCAAGACCAGGACGCGCCATAGGATCCTGGAGGCCCTGTAGGGAGCGAGCGATGAACATTCCGCTTCAGCCGAGTTTTGGCAAGGCGTTCCGCAAGTCCGGGGGCGGTGGCGCCGGCGGGTTCGGCGCGCTTCTGGAGCAGTCCAATGATTCCCGCAGGGGCCTGTTCATCTACGGGCCGGACAGTGACCCGAGCTGGCACCTGCGCGGCGTCCTGCGGACGGCCGGCGACCCCGCCGTCGCGCCACGGGCCCGGTTCTACAACGTTGACGGCGACGCCTACCTTGAGTGGACACTGCCGCTGGACCTGGCCAATCCCCGTCAGGAGCGGGCACTGACCCCCGAGGAACTGAACAGGCAACGGATTTTCCTTTCCCCGACCGTCGAGGAGCCTGGCCCCGCGGTCGCGGCCAGCCTGACGCTCCTGGACGGCACCGACGAGGCGGTGGACGTCACGTTCCCGGCCGGCGCGGCCAGCAACGGCACCATCGTCCAGATCGGGTCGCCCATCGCCGCGGTCGCCGCCGTTGGCGCCAGCGTGATCCTGCGCGCGACGCGGGGTGGGACCGAACGTAACGGCATCCGGATCAACTTTCCGGCATCGGACGGCGCGGCCTCCAACGGCATCGTCGTCACCGTGGGGGATTTCGGCGGCACCTACACCTGGGATTCGGACGCCCGAACCCTGCAGGTCCATTCCGACGGCACCGTCACCATCGCCAGCATCATAATCGGCATCAATGCCATAAGCGGGTTTCCCGGCACGGCGTCGCGGGTTGGTGGAGCGCGCAACAGCGATGTCGTGCTTCTCCAGAGCCGCACCGTCGCCGGTGGCGTGAGCGCTGTGGAAGCCCTGCCCAGCGGCTCTGACCGCTGGGACGCGAACGTGCGGCTTCTCTACCTGGCGTCCACCGGAATGCCGCGCGCAAGCAACGTGGTCTCGCGCATCAATGCCGTGACAGACTTCCCCGGCACGGCGGCGCTGGCGTCGGGCGCGTCCGGCACCGACCGGGTGGACGCCCAGAGCCGTGACGCCGCGGGCGGGCGGGACGCCGTTGTCCGGAACATTCCAGGTCAGATCAACCTGCTTACCTCCAGTGGTGGAGGCGGAGCGATCCTAATCACCGGCGCCCAGGCATGGGGACAGAACCTCCAGAACATCACGCTGGACGAGCTGCGCACCGGCCTGCTGGCGGGAACCTATCCGACAACCGGACCAACGCGGTCCATCCGGCCCGAGGATCTGGTGCTGAACACGGACGATGGCGGCTCCGGGGGCGACCCGGCGGACGCGAACAACGTCACCAACGAGGGCGGCGGCACCAGCGCAGTGCCTCCCGGTCCCATCGAGTTCCTTGTGCGCGGCGAGGACGAGGGCAAGTACATCGAGGTCCGCTACCGGCCTGATGAGGACTCGCTCCAGGACATCCTTGACGCGATCGAGACCAACAACGACGGCGGGGCGATCGCCATTCCCGTCTACGGAACCGACCTTGACGGAGACCCCGAGGACGCGGGCTTCGACTACAAGCCGTTCTACGGCACGGATGATGAGGTCGGCGGGTTCGGCTCTGTCCTGCGCCCCAACAACGGCGGGCTGACCGGCCTGTGGATCGGCGGGCGGGACGTCACGCCGGAATGGGAACTGCGGCTGGTCGAGCGGGCCATCGAGGAAGACGCCGTACGCGCCGGGGCCACCTACCAGGCGGGCGACGGCAACAGCCTGCGCGTCGTTGTGGGCGATACCACACGCGACGACCGGCGCTGGATCACGGCGGACTCGCCGCTGGGCGGCGTTCCAGAGGTTGTCAACACGTGGCGGCTGATCCACGACGAGGTGGGCGAATGGCGCTCGCGGGCGATTGCCGGCGACGGTGTGCTGTTCCGGGCCAAGGCGGCCGGATCGGCACCGGACGGGATCACCGTCGAGGCGCGGGGCGGAACGCCCGGTGAGCCGGCCATCGCTGGGGCACCTGCCATCCTGCAGGTGCAGGGCAGAAGGGCTGGCGCCTCTGCCGACGCGATTGATGTCAGCTTCCCGATCGGCACGGCGGGCAACGGGTGGACGGTCGATCCGAGGGCGGCGGTCAACGTGGCGGCTGCGGCGGCCACAGGGACTTTGCTGATCCGCGACGGACAAGGCGGGAATATACTGAGGAACGTTGTGACCGCAGTCTGGTACGAAACAGGACCGGAAGGCAATGGGTTCCAGATTGTATTCTCCCGAAGCAACGGTGATTTCAATTCAAGGGTAACCTACGCCAGCGCCACACGCCTGAACGTGATGGTCGGAAGTCAAAGCACAACCACTTTCAGTCTGCGAGATGCAATCAACGCTGCCCGATATGACGACAACGGTACGGAAAGACAGCTTGTCAGTGTCACCTATACCGGAAACAACCAGCAGATCACCAATGCCAACCTGATCGAGGGCACCCTCACGCTGTCCGGCGGCGTGGATGCCGGCTCCGAAGCAAACGGGTTTGCCACGGTCGACGCCGCAAACAAGGTTCTGGAAATCGCCCTGACCGGCAATGTCATAGCGTCCACCTTCACCGGCTTCATCAATGCCGCCACCGGCTTCCCCGGCACGGCACAGACGCGGGCGGGACAGGCCAACCGAAACATCCGGCCCGGCGACGGCCCCTCGGAAGCATCGTCAGGCGGCATAGACGCCGTGCCTGCCGTACCACGCTCCGCGCTCACCGTCACCGAGGCGAGCAACGGACGCGTCGTCACCATCACCGGGCTGCTGGGCACTGACACCATCGCCCAGCTTCGAGCCGCTGCCAGCGCCCTGACCCTGATCGACGTGGTGACGCCATCGGACAGGCTGGACACGGACACGGTGGTGTTCCCCCTCGCCGGCGACCCCGGCGACCGCCAGTTCCTGGTGACGCTCGCCAACGGCTCGGCCCGACCCACGCCCAGCTTCACCAGCAACGAAAGCGGCGGCATCTACGAGATCACCATCGAATACGTCGGCGCGACCTACGCGGAGGGTCTGCGCACCACGCTGGCGGAGTTCAAGGCGGCATGGGAAAGTTTCGAGTCGAGAGCGGACCACATCGCGTTCACCGAGACCGGCACCCAGAGCGAGCGCGTCACCGCCGTGCCAACCGGGTTCGACGGCGGGTCCAACTACATCCCGCCCTCGCCCATCGAGCTGCTGTATCGCGGTGAGGACGATGGACGGAACATCGAGATCCGCTACCACACAGATGAGGACGACTTCCAGGACATCATCGACATCTGGGAGGCGCTGAGCCACGAAGACATCACCATCTACACGCTACCCGGCACGAACCTCTTCATCGCGCCCGAGGAACCGCCCGCCACCCGACCGATGCTCGTGCAGTCCACAGGCGGCGGCGGCACCACCCCGACGCCGAGCGAGGGCGGACTGTCGCAGTCCCAGGTGGACGCCCGCATCCGCGCCCTTGTTCTTGACGCGGCGCGCACCGGGAACACGGAAGCGTTCGGCGACGACAAGATACCCGATGACATCGCCCGGGACTCGGAGCTGCCGGACGTCATTGATGACCTTGACCTGTCCCTGTCGGGAAGCACGCTCACCCTCACCGCCGGGCAGACCGGATCGGCCGCCGACATCGTGGGCACCGTGGACCTGTCAGACCTTGAGGAATGGGTCGGGCGCTGGGAGGACCTGACCCTTGGCGATCAGGTCAACCAGGGCGAAATCTGCACCCATGACGGCGTGTTCTTCATCGCCAGGGTGGACCACCAGCGCGGCCAGAACGGGCCCGCGGCGGACGCCACGAACTGGGCGCTCCTGAACAACTGGGGCGGCACCTACGACGGCACGAGGCATTACCATGCCGGCACGTTCGTCGACTACGCGAATGCCGTGTGGGTCTCCCCCGTGGCCGTCACGCCCGCCGATCCCAACCCCGACGCATCGGCGAACGTCAAGTGGCGCCGTCTCGGTGGCAATGTGGAAGCCTTCACCGGCGTCACGCGTGATGGCGGTAGCCTCAGGTTCACCCGCGACAGCGGGCAGAACCCCGTCACCATCGCCGAGCATCAGGTCGAGGCGGGCGAGCTGGTGCACCGCGTGGTCGGTGCGGCAAACTACGATTTCACGACCCTCAACCAGTATACCACCGAAAATACCAATGAGACCCCCATCAGCCGGGGCGACATCGCGGACGGCGACCTGCTGGGCATCACCATCGGTGGCGTAACGAATGCACCCAATACCGTTGTCATATTCCCGGCCAGCGTGATCGCCGACTCCGCCGCCGTCGGGGACACGGCTGCTGCGGCCAACCAGGTCCACATTGAGAGCACGACATTCACGGACATCGCCATCGGCCTTGCCTGGGACTCGGACGGCCACCTGCTGGCCGCGGGCGGACCCACCCAGGACCCCACGCCGCTCACCCTCTACCGTTTCGCGAAGGCGGCGGAAGAGGAGGACGCGCCGCCCCTGCCGGTCAGCCGGGCGGAGTCCATCGGCATCACGGCGGACCTCACGGTCGGGCAGCGCGCCTGGGCCAACATCAGCGGACTGGACGCCGCGCCGGAAGTGAAGTTCGGCGAGGGCGGTCCCATCATCCTGACCCGCGACTCGACAACCGAGCTGACCGTCAAGCGCGGCGTCTACACGGTCTGGTTCATCGGTGGCACCAATTCCAACGCCGAACGGGCTTCGCCGGTGTTCCGCATCCGCAGCACCGACACCACGCCCGTCGAGTTGGCGCGCACCGACGTGCGGTACCTGCGCTCGGCGCAGTCGTCGTCCTCGCAGCCGTTCCGGCTCGCCGCCAATCTGATCCTTGAGAACGATACCCAGATCACGATGCAGGCCGGGTCCGATCCGGACTCGAACGCCAGTCCCGCACCGGCGACGGGCGCCACGTATGGCCTGGAGTCCGACGGGTTCGAGATCATCTTCGTCCCGACGGGCGGCAGCGAGACCATCTTCTACCCGCAGTCCATCGGGCTCGCCACCTTCGACCTCACCGGCGCCGCCCAGAACGTCGCGCTTGTCGACGCGAACGGCAACGCCATCATCGCGCCGGACACCGGATACCTGCTGGCCACCTACGATGTCCCCCCGCTCGGGCTGCGCGGGTCCACACAACTGGTCCGGGCCGACAGGCTCCGGGAGGCGCGGGCCGCCAGCGACCTGACGTCCGGGCTCTACACGGACCCCGACACGCACCAGATATACTACGAGGTCGCCGCCCATGCGGGTGGCGCCACATCCGGTAACACCATCCTGGTCGAGCACATCAAGACGGCGGTTCCCGTCACGCCCAGCGAGCCGACGATTGATCCGGCCATCACCGAGTTCCGGAGCACGTCGGGCAACCTGTCCCCGGCTCCCGGGTCCATCGCCAGCAGCGTCTACGGTTACGAGCTGGCCATCAGCCAGCCGGGCCATGTCTCCGCCGCCGACATCATCGGCTTCGCGGGGGCGGGCACGTCCGGCAACCCGTCCACGTTCGCGACCCTGGCGACCGTCACCGACTATCACGATGAGACCGGGACCGTCACGATCCCGGCGGCGACGGAACTGGCGGCGGCGGGCGACATCTACACGATGCGGCTGCGCGTCTTCAAGACGGGGCAGACCCCGGCTACCGACGAGCCCATCGCCTACCACGATATCCGCATCACCGCGCACGCACCCGCGACCGCCGCCTACCACTGGGGGCGCGTCCAGTACCAGTCGGGTGAGACCGCCCAGCAGACACTGGACCGCATCACGGACTTCACCGGCGACATCACGACCGGCGACCGGCTGGCCTCCGGTTACGCGGCCACGCCGGGGAACACCGGCTTCTGGCAGTTTTACTTCCTGGCCGCCGCCGACGAGACCCAGCCGGTCGGGTGGGACTCCGGCGGGCTGCACGCCGACGCGGCGTTCTTCCCCGTGCTGGACAAGACGATCGCCACCGTGGCCTACAAGGCATGGATCATGCGGCCCACATACCGGCGCGAGCTGGCCGACGGGTCGATCAACTATCAACCGAGGACAAGCTGATGGCAGTTCTTGAAGGCGACAGAAGCACGGCACAGCGTGCCGGCGTATCCTACCGGGGCGCCACCTCGCGCGTTCCCGACACGTTCGGCGAGGACGTGCAGATGGGCGCCGCCGTGCCGGGCAGGCAGGACAACGACATGGAGTCCTGGCGCCAGTATCTGGCGGAGAACTCCAACTTCGACCTGCATGACGACATCACCACCGAGATGACAGCGCCCGATGGCGCCGACCGGCTTGTCGTGTCGGACGAGTCCGCCGACGGCGACCCGAACCGCTGGCTGTCGCTGACCCGTCTCGGCAACTGGATCAGGGACAACAATCCCTTCAAGGTCTCGGACATCACCCGGGTGCTCACGCACTCCAATCTCGGCAACGGGGACAGGTTCGTGGTGTCGGACGAGTCGGCGCCTGGAGACCCGAACAAGACGATCACCGCCACGGAGCTCGCCGAATGGCTGCGCCCCTTCATCGGCGGGCGGTTCAGCGTCCACGACATCGCCACGTCGCTGCCGTCATTCGACGACGACGACCGCGTGCCCCTGAGCGACGAGAGCGAGGCCAACGACCCGAACGCCTATGTCACCATGGGGCGCCTGGCCAACCACATCAACACGCACCAGAGCCTTGACAACGTGCGGGCGGACATCGAGGCGCTCAAGGAACTCCTGCACGACATGCAGCGGTCACCCGGCCTAGAGCAGTGGAACAACGTCAACACGAACGGGTCACAGGGCGGCATCCACGTCAGCGGGCAGGAGCTGAACCTGTCCGGCGTGCGGGCGCTGGCCGACAGCGATTTCCGCACCGAATACACGAGGCTCGCGTCGGGGGCCTACGGCTATATCCGCATCCCGCACAACGCGAACGCGAAACACTGGTGGCTGGAACTGGCGGGCACCCGGGGCGTCAGCCACGTGCGCATGTCGCAGCTGTGGAACATGGGCAACTCGCTTGACGGGCTGTGGAAATACTACTCCCGGTACCAGAGCTGGCTGTTCAACACCGGCCCCAGCCGGGTCACGCTCCAGGTCGCGACTGTCGATACAAGCGTCACCACCGAATACGACGGCATATTCGGCGGCACGTTCGCCGATGACACGCTGGCGGTCAGGGTGGCCGACGAGGCGGCATTTAACGCCTTGACAAACAAGCGTCCCGTGTTTTACTACACGGTTGCCTGATGGCTTCTGTCGAGATAAAGGACGAAGGCCCGCAGATTTTCGCGGAGCTGACCGGCTTTACCGGCACGCCGCAGTACCGGCACGTCCTGTCAGATGGCAGCGCCGGTCCCGACGGCTGGCAGGACGTGATCTACTCCGTCCGCAATGACCAGGAATGGAGCCGCAGCCGCCGTGTCCAGTGGCGCGACCAGGGCGGGTCGGGAAACGGCCAGCCCTTCCCCTGGCCTTACTTCAACTTCTTCGTGGACAAGACCACGAACCCGGACGGCACGAACCGCATCTTCAACAATGTCGGCTGCGCCATCCGCAACCCCATCGGGACGGCGCTGAAGGGCGCCCTCGCGGCGGGAGAGAGCTACACGTTCCGTGTCATTCCCTATGCCGGGTCCGACGTGATCCAGTGGTATGCCTACAAGTACGGACGCACCACCTTCGGGGACTCCTGGGGCGTCCTCAACCAGGTGAGCATCGGGGGCGAGGAGCGTGCCAACTACCGCGCGCCCAATCCCAGCCAGATGGGGCAGCTGGACCAGCGGGAGATCATCCGGGTCGATGTGACCGACGGCCAGAACCTCTATCAGGCGTTCAACGAGGTCTGGCTTCACTATCCCAGGCCGACGGGGATTCGGCGGCGGGCCTTCGCGATCGGCACCCCGGTCTTCGACAACCAGAACGAAATGAGCTGGACGTTTGACGAACCCCTGCCGCAGCTGACCGGACTCACGGGGCGCTATCCTGATCCGGACAACGCCGGCGAGACCCTGCCCCTGGAGACAGCCTATCTCAAGCGGATCGAGCTGTGGACCACGGGTCTGGTCCCGAAACTGTCGGGGAGGGACGGCTACAACGCGCTGCCGGTCGACGGGCGGGCACGGCTCGACATCTCCCCCAACGCGGACGGCTCGAATCCCGGTGTCATATTCGACGACCGAAACCACCTGGGATTCAGCGTCATCAACGACCAGGACTATTCGCAGTACCTGAACTGGGGCGCAAGGAACTCGGCGGGGTTCCTGATCGCGCCCTGGCCCGATCCGAGCCATGCGGGGGACTTCTACAGCGACGTGCTGGACTGGAACGTCAACATCAAGGACGGCAAGACCCAGCAGTTGTGGAGGATGATCGAGAACCACAAGCGCAATCCGGACATCGGCTACCAGTTCCTCTACTGGAACCAGGAAACACCGGGGTCTCTGGTCGACCCGTTCAAGGGGCGGGCGAACATCGGCTCGCCGCAGACCGTGAGCGCGACCGAGGTGGACTTCCAGCGCGCGACGGCGGTCGAGATCGGGCGCATCGGGCCGAACGGCATCAAGGGTTTCCTGCGCAACCTGACAGTCGAGAACGACTCGATCACGATGGACATCATCGACGACGGCTACCGTCCGACGAAAGTGGTGACAAACCCGGTGGGGCCCAACACCAACCACGCCACCGGCCTCGACACCGGCGCCAGGGGCACCCTGGACAGGCAGAGCACGTTCCAGTTCCGGCTCACCCAGTCCGGCTTCCGTGCCCGCACGATCGTCTGGCCGATGGCCGGGGCCACGCATTCGGACATCGCCAACGGCCGTCGCTATGTGGTTGACCTGAGCGGAGACGCCAACCAGGTCCTGCGCGAGAGCATCGTGTCGTTCTTCGCGAACGCGGCCACGGACCAGACCTACATCCTGTCATGGAGGAAGGACGGATACCCGCCCATCCTGTCCCCGGGGTACCAGCCATGGTTCGACGCCGACCGGGTGGGACGCATGTGGATCGGCGAGGTCGGCGAGGAGCCGGCGCACGAGATCGACCAGCTGTGGAAGGTCAACGAGGACGGCACCCATAACCTTGTGTACCAGAGGCAGACGGACTGATGGGCATCGCGGCACCCAGCGCCATCGGTGGCAACGTCATTCCCCTTGAGCACCTCCAGCTCCTTCTCGGCGCGGAGCGGGAGACCCAGCTTGTCGGGAACCTGTTCGCGAACCAGGCCGCGTGGGGTAACGGCAAGAAACTGCTTGGCGACTCCGTTGATGTCGCCGCGCACGACAGTCTCCGGATTTCGGTCGTGCAGTCTGACGGGGTTCTCGTGCAGCAGTGGGTTGTCAGCATCGACGAATGGCGGGCCCTGCCAGGCCAGAGGAATGGTGACGACCTGTCCGTTGCCGGGCGCTCCCTTACGCTAAGGTCAGACAGCGGCACGATCCGTGTCGGGCGCACCGCCTACAACAAGATACTGGTCCAGCGCGGGTCGTTCAGCACCGCCGCAACGAACTTCTTCATCAACGCCCATGCCCGGCTCTACGATGGCGGTCTCCTGCAGCGGCGGATCAGCAACCTCCGCCCGAACCCGAACCGGGACACCGTGCTCAAGAAGCGCAGCGCCGCAAGACCCGACGCGCCTGTCGGCGTGACCTTTGACGCGAACGGCAACGCCACGCCCGGGTCCGACGGATGGATCCAGTCCACCGAGGCCGATCCACCCGGCACCGACCCCATCTGGCTCGCCGCCGCGCACAATCCCTATGACTCCGCGACCGAGACCTACGACCCGGAAGCATGGATCATCACGCTGGGCGGGGCCGCGCACCGACAGCAGTGGGCCGCCGACGAGTCCGGGCCGTGGCTGGATGCCACGGATACGCTTGAGGATGCGCCCCGCCTGGTCACGAGGGTCCGGGTCAACGGGAACTGGCAGGTCTACACCGTCCGTGACGGTACGGCCTCAGGCTGGCACTGGTTCAGGACCCAGACCCTCGCCGCCGATTCGGCGGGCGCCCCGTACCTGATCCCGTTGGACGACACTGACTGGTCCGACTACAAGTGGATCGAGTTCATCATCCGGCAGTTCACTGGCACCACACAGGGCAACCGGCGATCTGTCCTCATTCCAGCCGATCATGTCTACAGCACGGGAGCTGCCGTTGACCTGACCAGCGCATACACCCTCAACATCCTGATAACCGAGTTCGGAAGCGACTGGACGATGGGGCCGATTGACGCCTTCACCAACGCCATCACGCCAAACGCGGTCCAGCAGACGATGCGCCTCCGGTTCTACGGGCGGGAGGCCGCGCTCAACCAGGGCACGCATGTCCATGCCACCCTGGGATACACCGACGACGACGTGGCGTTCGTGATGAGGGGGATCAGATGACCCTGTATCTCGCCATTGACCAGGTGACGGGCGTCGCCCTGTCAACGGGCGGCAGGATCGTGGGCATAGCCGAGACCCAGGCGGAGCTTGTCAGCCAGGGGTTCCCCTCCAACACGTACCGGGGCAACCGTCGCCGCCCGGTTGACGAGACGGACAGCTCGGTATGGAACAACGACGCCGTGCCCGGCTGGCATTATGTCAGTGGCGCCGTGCAGTTCAAGCCGCCGCTGACCGATCTGGAGCAGCTGAAGTCAGACTTCCGGGCTTTCCGGGAGTCGATCGAGCAGCTGTCCATCAAACTGCTTGAGCGGGCCGAGGCCGGGTGGCACGCGCCACCCCTGGTTGACAAGGGCCGCGCGTGGATTTACCATGCGGGGCACGAGGCCGGGTACATGGTCGGCCTCAACACGACACTGACCATCCCTGTCAAGCGACGCTTCGCGCTTGTTGGCAGGGGGATCGCACAGGCAATACTCGCGGAAGATGACTCCGAGACGCTCTACAACGGCATCGAGCCTCTGGTCGCCCCGACGGGGCCGGTCCTGGTGGTGAACCTCCAAACGGGCGCACAGATCGCGTTCTCCGCCGCGGTGGCCATCACGCCGGAGTCAGGTGGGTATCCGGCAATCCCCACGTCCGCCAACCTTGCGGGAGGCGCGTGGATCGAAACGATAGGATAGGAAATGTCTAACGCCTTCAAGCATCTGGGCCATGTGTTCAAGCGGGCCTTCAAGATCACCGGCAATGATTTCAAGAAAGCCGGGAAGTCCATCCATGACTCGGCGGTCAAGTCCGACGACAAACTGGATCACTTCGAGGACCACACGCTGCCTGACTGGTCCAAGAAGCAGTGGGACAAGTCGGTGGATCATTACGCACCCTACATGGAGGCCGGAGAGGGCCGGGGCGGCGCGGACGCACAGGTGTTTGGCGACGCCGAGACCGGCGGGGAACCTGTCCTGTTTGTCGCCGCCGAGGATGTCACCACCGCGCTGGCGCAGCTGAAGGACGTGATCCCGACCCAGCACCACCGGGAGGTCAACAGGCTCCTGCACCGCCTGTGGTGGCACCAGCACGAGGGGCCGTTCAGTGAGTAACATTTTCAAAAAAATCAAGAAAGCGTTGACGATCAAGCCGTTGAAAAAAGCCGAGCATAAGGTCATCAAGGAGGTCAAGGAAGGAGTGAAGAAATGACAGGCGCAGAACTTATCAAGGCCCGCATAGAGGAGACGCAGGCGGAGATAGAAAAGCTCCAGAATGAAATTCTGGTGTGGAAAGGCATGCTCCGTGACATGGAGGAGCCCCATAATCGGGCAGCTATCCAGGAACGTATCCAAGCAGGGGAACCGCGCTTTCCCACAATTACAAGCGGCATTCACAATATTCTTGAGAAAGCTGCGGCACCCATGACATCGGCTGAGGTCGTGGACGCGCTTCACGAACTGGGTGAAGATCGGGCCGACATTTATAATGTTGGTATGTCCCTTCGGCGCGCGTTCAACAACGGTAAGATGGCCAGGATTAAGGAACCCGGGCGTAAAGCCCGGTATAGCCTTCACAAAGATGCCGCACTGAAAGTGGTGAGCTAAGTGAGCAAGCACAAGTACCAGCCAGCCCTCGCGCAGAATGTCGCGCACCTGATCGAGGGCATTGTCAGGACCGAGAACAAGGACTGGACGTTCAGGTTCAGCCGCACCGGCGAGCGGGCGCAGACCTACCATTTCGAACTCCGGCTCGGCGCGGCGGAGTTTAAGGGCGATGTCATTCTTAAAATTTCCGACATCGCGCACGGCGACGTGTTCGTCAGTTTCTGGGACGGCCCGGACAGGTTTTTCGACATCACCATGGACAGCGAGTCAAGCACCCACATCCCGGAAGCCAAGGCCAAAAGGATTGTGGACGCCACGCATGAAGCACTAGTCCGGGCCAACGCCAACGAGCACCCGAACCTTGTCGTTAGGCAACTGCTTCACCATTACCGTGAGCTGCACTACAGATGCTGGATCAGCCGGTTCGTCTTCGTCGACGACGACAATCCCCAGTGGACCATTCATATGAATGACAAGTTCCACATCGAGGTGACGTACGATCCCTACGACAAGGTGCACTCGATCCAGCTGTGGACGAACTACGCCAGCATCGAGCATCTCTATAACCGCAACCACCCGTTGAGCTGGGACGATCTTACGTTGCTGGACCGGCGGCTAGCAGGAGACTACGATTGACCAAATCAATTACCATTGTGAACACATCGAATTGGAAGGGGGAGAATGTCGAGATCGACTTTGAGCGTTTGGGTATGGTGACACTCAAACCGGGCGAGATGTACACGCTGCATGAGTCAAGCGTCGGTGAGCTGGAGCGCATGCGGTTCGAGGACGATCCCAATGGCACGGAGCCTTTCAAGGTGGATGGCGTCGGGCAGGTGTTTCCGAAAGCAAGTGTAGGATGGAGGCTCGGATGAGCAGAAAAGGCTGGCATAAGTTCTTCCACGCGGTGAGCTGGGGCTTTCCCTTTTATCGTTTGGTTGATGATGGGATCGAGAAGAAGCAGGATCACGACCGGGCCAAGGCCAACGCCGAGAAACTTCAGGCTGCCATTGAGTCAGCACTTGAGGCGGCCTATGACGGCACGGGAGATATCAAGGCACTTCGGGAAGTCGATCCTGATACGTATGCATTGATCGGGGTGATCCTGCTGCAGTCCGACGGCATCAAGTGGGATCCGCCGTGGCCTATGGCCCATTTCGAGGGCCCCTATGAGGGCGCCGCAAGCCAGCAATGGCAGATACACCTTGGTGAATGGCATAGAATATTCGTGTCCAGGGTGCCGATAGCTGGCAATGCAGACAGCCTGTTCAACCATTCACTGGCCCTTATCTACACAGAGAAGGACAATCTTGAGATCCGCAACCATCAGGTGAAAGCCTGGCATAATGTCACGTTGCCTGTCAGCGATGCGGTTGTGCAGGAGGTTGTGCGGCTGGCGTTCGAGAACGAGCGTAAGGACGACTGAAAGGAGAGGGAAATGAAAGCATTCTTTGCCGTGTCCGCGATGATCTTCATCGCCATGACGCTGGGAGCGGTTCTCGCCGCGTTCTCTCCGGCGACCGCGCGTACGTGCACGGGTGAGATGGGTGAGACGTGCATGATGCATGGAAGCCTCAAGGAGTTTCCACGGCTGTGCCGTGACGCTCCGAAATGTCCTGAGATAATGCAGTAAGGAGAAGGAAATGGAAGACCAGCAGAACCAGTACACGGAAAGACAGGCACTTGCGGACATGCTGATGGAACAGTTCCCCGCTCTGGAACTCCACTCAAGCGGGTGCGGTACGGGCGGGTTTGACCTTGGGTTCCATCTGGAAGGGCAGGCCGACACCACACGCTCGCTGGAGCTTTGGGGCGATGGCGGTTTGGTCAAGGCGCACATCGCAGAGAATTACGGCATGTCGAAGAGTGACGGCTATAGCCGCAGGAAGGATTTCGGCGAGCATGAATTTGATGGAAAGACCCTGCCTCCACATGTCATCAGGGCAGCGAGGCATTTCACCAACCCGACGGAAGGCACGGTAGCATGAGCAGGTCAAACGCGCGTATAGGGTACCGGCGCATCAACACGGTGATGGTTGTTGCCGGACGTGAGGTGCCGTGCATCCTCGACACCGGGGCGATGACCTGTTGCGTACCCGACGTAATCATGCACGAACTGGAGAGGGTTTCGGGTGCCGTCCAGAAGACCGGCACCGTCAACGTCGGTGGGGCCGTGAGCCATCAGGTCGTTCCGGCGTATGCCGCTTCGGTGGGCATCAAGGGGCTTGAGGGATTCGAGCAGCAGGTGAATATTCTCGGACTGCCCACCGACACGGCGCTTCTCGGGTTCAACCTGTTCCAGCATCTGGCGGGGATCGACATCAATTTTGACGAGATGACGGTGACGTTCGAGACCCATGACGGCGCCACCGCCGTGCACCCGCACTGACATGTTCAGCCGGGCGAGGTCACTGAGAGGCGTGTGGGGGAACCTGAGGTTCGTCGCACGTTACAAGACATGGGCCGCTTTGGTGCTTACCGGGACGTCGTGTGCCGTGGGGGTTGCCATAGGGTACTGGCTTGCCCTATAATGTACATGTCGCGCCTACAATGGGTGCGTGGGTTGAAACACCGTACGCTACAAGACGTGGGCCGCCATGGTGCTCGTCAAGGGAGCTGGCCGCACACGGTGGCCAGCTCCCATGACACGTAAAGACAGGCACAGACATGAGTTTTTTCACGGACCTGGGCAATCTTGGGATCCATGCGGCCCACGATGCCAAGCACGCCGCGCATGATGTCGCGCATGTCAGCGACGAGGTGCTCAAGGCGATCGAGCACCTGAGCCCGGCGGACGCCGCGCACCTGATCGAAAAAGGGATTCACGAGGCGCTCAAAACTTTCGTGAAGGCGCTGGAGTCCCCGATCCTTGCGATCAACCTGAAGCTGCTTGAGATCGCGGAACCGGATCAGGACGAGCTGACGATCGGGCCGATCACGTTCCACGTCGATGATGTGCCCCTCAAGATCGAGAGCCTGAAAGGTCACATGCGCAGTCCGCCCAAGGGCGCGACCGCGATGAAGCAGCTGATCTATGATCTCAAACCGGAGCAGGTCTGGATTTCGCTCAAGATCGCCATTCCCGGCGTGCCCTCATTAGGCGTGGGTAATGTGCTGATCTACAAATCGGACACGTTCCTGAAGAAAATTGACCACATCTGGAAGGAGTTGGGACTATGACCGCGGCGAAAGAGAAGATGACGACCGAAAAGCTGGCGGAGACCGTCGAGAGGAAATTCGGGGCCGTCGGCGAGGCGCTGAAGCAGGTGGGCAATGACCTGCGGACCAGGGTCGCAAGCGCGGAGAAACATCTCGGTGAGCAGGCCGAGGGCCTGCATTCCGAGCATCGCAACAGGATCGCCGAGGTGCACGACAGGCTTGACCGTCTGGACAGGCACCACAAGGTGCAGTACCTGATCCTCACCGCCCTGGCGATCGCCGTGATCGCGGCACTCTGGCTGTGAGGGGCAGGACCGCCCTGGAGGTCGCCCTCGCGCTTCTCGTGTTCGTGGGGGGCGGCCTGATCGGCACGGGCGTCACGTTCCTGTCGGTCGACAGGACGCCTGAGCCCGTGCCCGCCCCGGTGATCAGCGGGTTTCCTGACTGCGGACAGGACATTCCCAATGTCCATGAATCCTATCGCGACCTGTACCGGGCGGCTGCGGCCGCAACCGACCATGGTCCGACCGCGTGCCAGCTCGCGCGCCAGGGCTGGTTCGAGTCGCAGTGGAAGCCAGACGTTGTTAGCCCTGCAGGAGCTGTCGGGATCGCCCAGTTCGAGCCGCCGACCGCGCGGGATTACGGCATCGACCCTAGAGTGCCAGAAGAGGCTATCAGTGCTCAGGCCAGGTATATGGCTCACCTGATGGGGGTTTTCAATCACTATCACCGGACGCCCGCCGACGTGTTCTCGCTGGCGCTCGCGTCCTATAACCATGGCATAGGCAACATGCTGAAAAACCAGCGGCGCAATGGCTGGATCACGTGGGCGGAGGCCCGCCCGCACATGCCCAAGGAAACACAGGACTACGTAAGGAGGATAACCCGTGGCCAAGTATCGTAAGAGACCCGTCGAGATCGAGGCGCACCGCGTATGCAGCGCGAACCCGGAAGGGGACAACTGGCCGGACTGGCTGAAACGTGCCTACGATGACCAGCTGGTCATCAGGAACAATGCCATAGGTGGGTTCCTGTGCGTGCGGACACTTGAGGGCATCATGTCCGTCAATCCCTACG